GAAGTGATTGAACCAGAAACAGAAGATGTTACAGGAGCGTTATCGCCACCTGCTACAACTGAAGAAGATAAAGCAGTATAGATACCACCGAATTGTCCGTTAGTTGAAGTTACACCTCTCCAAATTGATTCTTCAGTAGCTTGTGCTACTTTACCACCAACGTAAGAGATTAAGAAATCGTTGAAATCTTTTGGAATCTCATCAAATGCGCTATAGCCCAATTGTAAAGCTTCCCAAGAATCTACGAACTCTTGCTTACATAATTCAAGGTTTACTTGAAGTTCTTTTGGTTCTAAGATTCTCTCAGTAAGAGCTACAGTACCAGAAGTTGTGAAGTCACATGATGCGTTGTTTACGATGCTATCAACTGCAATCTTTTGGATAACACTTTTGAACTTCACATTCGGCATGATTGTGATGTATTGGTTATCTAAAGTTTTTGCTGATAACAACGCTGCTGCAATGTACTTCCCTGCGAATTCACCAGCGTAAGTCGTAGTGATTGCAGGTTGTGCGAAATTTTGTTGTTTTCTCATCTTTAAATGATTTTGTTTTGTTTATTTATATAATTTAGATAAGAAAGAATTTTGTGGATTAACCATAGAGCCTTTCTTATTCATTTTAATTCCAGTTTTGTTTGGAGCGTTTTCATCAATTGGTGCACCATCCAATTTAGGTAATTCTTCTTCTTCTTCCTCATCAGGTTCAACAGCTGCCATTTTATCAACAGTGTTTACTTTTGTTGGGTCACCAGGTAAGTCTTCAGTCTTAACTTTATCTGCTTCACCACCTTCTTTGATAGTTTCCATAGATTGCATTTTCTTTTCTAATTCTTCAATACGATATTGCATTTTCTGAATCATCTTTCCCATATCTTCTTTATCAGAATCTTCAGGGATTGGATTAGCTGTTTCTTCAGTATCAACTTCTTCGTCATCACCCATGTCACCACCAGCGATTGATTCCATTTTAACTTCTCCTTCACCTAATTCAACGTTTTCTCTTTCAGTAATTATACCATCCTTAGTTATTACTTTGATTAGGACTTCATTACCTTCAGAATCTTTTAATGCTAACTCATGCTCACCATCTGGTGCTTGAGTTTTACCTTCTTCGGTTACAACTTCTACTGGCTCACCCACATCAAATGTAGGAGATTCAACTATTGTACCATCTGCTAATTTAGCGTAAGTAAAAAGTACTTCCTCTTTGCTTAATGAAAGAGTCTTTACTATCTTATCTAATACTTGTCTTGCGTTCATATTATTGATTATTTAATTATTTAACAATTTGTTTTTTATTTATAGTAATTTTTTATGGGGATACTACAGGGTATGGTTCTTTATATCCTATAATCATAGATTGTGGAATTGGAATTAATGAACCAGTATAGTTTTTATTTGAACCATTATACATTCTAAAGTCTTGGAAGTATCCACCAGCTACTTGCGATGCAGATGCTGGGTTTAGATATCCTTCTCCTTCATCTCCAAATAATTGAACAAATAATTGTGGATTTAAATCAAAATCATAATTAAATGTTTGTTGTCCTTGACAAATTCCACTAACATATGTTCTTATTATAGAGTTTACGCCAGATATTGGTGTATTACTAATAGCAAAGTGTCTAAATTGTGTAGGTGTTGATAACGAAGATGATATCGGACCACATACAGTTTCTACATTTGGATTTCCATTATTATAAGAACTACCTACAAATAATATAGAACCAGATACATCTGGGTATGATGGTGGACCTCCTACTCCTGCGTAGTTTATATTTGAATAGAATGATGCAGTAGCAGGATTTCCAGAAATATACTTTTGTGCAAATATTCTTCCTGTGTTACCACCAACTGATGAAGTTACATCCATTGCTGCCCAACCTTCAATTACAAATGGCTTTGTTGTTGAAAGATTTACTCCATTACCAACACCTACATCTTTTGAAACTCTTAAACAAATACTTCCAGAAAAAAGTAAAGATGTTTCATAACCTACATTAGTAAAGTTATTAACAGTAGTAGAAGGAGTATAAATGCCTAAAGAACCTGTTGTTTCTAACTGATGATTTCCACTAACAGGATAGTATTGGCTAGTTAGTTCATCATATTGAGAGCCGCTTTTTATGTATGCATGTATATCATCATATGGACTTACTTGATTGAATACATTTACATATCCATTTTTAAATATAGCACCAGGTATAGCTAAAACTAAACTAGCTGAATAAGGGTCTTGTCTCCAATCTGGGACAAATGGCTTACCAGTCGGTCTATTTAATCTACAATTGGTTATATTATAGTTTAAATTATACATAAATTATTTTAATGCAATAATGTTACCACAAGTTGATGATGCTGATACAGCTGTGATTATACCAGGGATAAAACCTGAAGCTGATACAAATATTAATACAGATTGGTCATAAGTCTTAACAACTAAATCACCTATTTGTCCAACATATAATCCACCAGCAACATATCCGAATTGAGGATTATTTGCGTTAAATGCAGCGAATGTAGAACCTGAAACAGGAATTACAGTATTACCACCAATAAATTGTGGGTTAGTTACATATGATTGTTGAGTTTCTAATTTCATATTATTTGTTTGTTTTATTATTTAACAATTAATCTTACAGTTTTATTGATATGTTGTAAAAATCATTGATGGTGGAGGAGTAATAGATGATGATAAAGGACTGTATTTAGCTACACCTTTATATAATCTAAAATCATTGAATAATACTGGGCCCATTGATGCATCACTTCTACCTAACAATTGAAAAGCTGTATTAGGTCCATTAGGAGCTGATATATTAGCACTAAAAACTCTACTTCCATTAAAAAATATTGCTGTATCTCCATTTGCCGTAGCTGTAATAGCTAAGTGATACCAAGTATTTGTATTTATTGTAGAGAATGGTGAACTATCGTTTGCAACGTTTCTACTGGTCCATCTAAAAGTATTATTAGCTTGTACTTGGAAATCAAATCCTGCTGTACCATTTAAACAATATATAAAACTTCTATTAATATTTGAAGAAGATGGTTCATTAAAATAAGTTTCAATTGTAAATGTACCAGCTGTTATATCAAAATTAGTATCATTAGAAGCAACAGCTCCTTGGTTTTGAGCGCCATTAACAAAAATTGAGCCATTATATCCACTTGCTGTAAATGCACTAGATGCTGATGGATAATATGTACCACTACCAGTTACTGCTAAATTTGTATATGAAGTTCCATTCCCTCTAATATAAGAAGATATATCACTTCTATAATTTGTTTGTGCAAATCCAGCTGGAGATGTAAATAGATAACCAGGTATAGCTAAAGATAAAGATGCCGAATACGCATCTGTTCTTATAGAATTATATGCTACTACATTTCTAGTTAAAACATCATCCATTCTTTCATATCCTAAGAATATATCATTAATTAAAGTATTTCCTATATAGACTGTTTGCATATTATTCTATTATTTTATTCCAATAATCACTTCTTAATATTGGTAGTACTTCTTCTTTGGTATATACACCTTCTTTTGTTTCTAATGTAGATACAAAATCAGGCTCATCACCATGCCAAGCAACTACAGCTTTTAATCTATCAGGAGATATTCTTACAGTATCTGCAGAGTCTTCCATTACTTTTGTGAAATCAATTTTGTTTAATTCTTCAATATTAAAAATTACATATGTTTCCATAAATTATTTATTTTTTATAATCCTACAGTTGATTTTAGTGCATCATAGTTTTGAGTTACTTCAGCTGCTGTTAATACTCTATTGTATAACATAATAATTGCTAAAGAACCTGATGAATACTCTGTACCATTATTATTTGCACCCATTCTAAATCCAAAAGGACCAGAAGCACCTGCAGTACTATCCGTTGTATCAGCTACACCATTTACATAAAAACTCCATCTATCAGTTGATGTATTACCAGTACCAGTATAGATTCTCCAGTTAGTATCATTAGGTCCATTACTTAATTTAACAATTCCACCAGGATAATAGTTTACCGTAGTATTTGAATAATGTCCTAATAACCAGTTAGAAGTTGATGTATTAATTGAACTTATAATTCTACCATTACCAGTTGTATCAGCATATCTACTAGCTCCCATTACAGTTGATGTACCTGATTGATAGTTTAATAAAGTTGATGGAATATCAATATATTGGTTAGTTCCATTCAATTGTAAGAAATTATCTTTATATGTTACACCATTTACTAATGAACCTGTGATAGCTTGTCCAGCTACTAAGTTAAACCAAGACGTTCCACTACCAGGATATGATGCTGCATTGGTTGAATCCATATAAAGAATCAATCCATCAGTAACAATACCACCTGCTGGTGCTACAGCTGCTGGTTGTATATTATAAAATGTTGTTGCTTGAAATATACTCATATTATATAAATCTTTTTGCGTTTACTACATGCACTAATGAAGTACTTTCTGCTACTAATGATAATATATCTTTTATTCCACTTCCAGATGATGGTAAGTAAGCTGAACCAGATGGTTGTCTTACGTTACTACTAAATGATGCTGTTGATACAGTACCAGTAGTTACAAATATATTTGCGTTTTCACCAGGGTTTAATCCAGTTATATTAAAGTGTGTTGTTGCGCTATTTCCTAATGTTACACTAAAGAAGTTACCAGCGTTCATATCAATTGATGCTGTGTTACTTCCAACAGTTACTGCTACCACATTACCAATAGCTGAACCAGTTATTATTAATGAGCCAGATATAATTGCTGAGCCAGTGAAAGGAAATTGTGATGTTGTTAAACCAGAAGTACCTGCAGCTCCAGATGTACCTGAAGTTCCTGAAGTGCCAGCGTTAATATTGCTTCCACTAACTACATACATTGTGTTAGGGTCAGTTGCGTTAGTAGCAATTAATGTTGCTAACGAAGCTGAAGTTAATGTTACTATGTTTGTTACAGGCGGTACATTTGTGTATGTATCGTATATGTTATTAATTACCGAGCCACTAAATCCACCAATGCTTTGATTGATAGAACCAGTTACTCCTAAAGAGCCTGTTATTTGTGCTGAACCAGTGAAAGGAAATCCTACTCCTGTTCCACCACCACTTATAAAGATTGATGCTGTATTATTAGATACACTAGCACTAACTCCACTACCAGTAAAGTTTAAGAATGCTGCTGTACCTTGTACTAATCCATCATCAGCTATTGTTGATATTGTTGTTGCTCCAGAAGTTCCTGAAGTACCAGATGTTCCTGATGTACCACTACTACCGGCAACACCATTAATACCTGAAGTTCCACTTGTACCGCTACTTCCTGCTACTCCATTTATTCCTGAAGTACCAGAGGTTCCTGATGTGCCGCTTGTTCCACTACTTCCATCTAAACCATTTATGCCTGAAGTTCCAGAGGTACCTGAAGTGCCACTTGAACCAGCTACACCATTTATTCCAGATGTTCCAGAAGTGCCGCTTGTTCCGCTCGTGCCGCTTGAGCCATTAACACCAGAAGTTCCCGATGTTCCTGAGGTTCCTGATGTACCAGAAGTACCGCTAGAGCCATTTAAACCATTAACACCAGATGTACCTGAAGTACCTGAAGTACCTGCTGTTCCGCTTGTTCCTATTGCTATGAATGAACCTGTTGCTACTAATGATGTTCTATTGTTTGCATCTCCTACTAAAACATATCCTTCTCTTAATGATGAAGTAAATGCTCCACTAGCTGATATACTTCCACTTACAAGTAAATTACCACCAGTAGTTAAAACTCCAGCAAAAGAAGCTTGAGTTCCACCACCTTGTCCTATTGCTAATACTAATGCAGCTGATGCGTTTTCTAATTCTAATCCATTACTACCTTGCGCTTTAATATGATGTGTAGTTAAAGTAGAATCACCAGCCATATTAATATTACCACTAACAAAAGTAGAACCTGTTATTCTTAATGGACCTGTTTTAAAATCAACAGTTCCAAATAGAGTTTGTACATCATCAGCTGCATCACCGAATTGGTTTGAACCTGATGAATATATTATACTTGCTGTTTCAAATTGTACTAATAACTTAGAAGCTGTTATTGCTCCAGTTACATTTATATCTCCTGTTACACTTAATGTATTACCATCAAATGTTAAATTAGTTTCCACAGTTCCGTTTGGTGCACTTCCGTTTAAAGTAATTACACCATTATCAGTTGTACCTGTCAAAGATAATAATCCTGAAGTACCTGATGTTCCACTTGTACCATTACTTCCGTTTACACCAGATGTTCCTGATGTGCCACTTGTTCCAGATGAGCCACTTGTTCCAGAAGTACCTGATGTGCCGCTTGTTCCACTACTGCCATCCAAACCATTTATACCAGATGTTCCTGAAGTACCAGAAGTTCCTGATGAGCCTCCACTACCTGCTGTACCATTAGTGCCGCTAGTTCCTGATGTGCCGCTTGTACCAGATGTGCCACTTGAACCACCACTACCTGCAGTACCATTAGTGCCACTAGTTCCAGAAGTACCTGATGTTCCGCTTGTACCTGAACTGCCACCACTTCCTGCTGTACCATTTGTACCGCTAGTTCCTGAAGTACCAGATGTGCCTGAAGAGCCTCCACTACCAGCCGTACCATTTGTACCACTAGTCCCACTTGAGCCGCTTGTACCACTGCTTCCTGAAGTTCCTGATGTACCAGAGGTTCCTGATGTTCCACTACTACCTCCGCTACCAGCAGTTCCGTTTATGCCTGATGTGCCAGAAGTACCTGAGCTTCCTCCAGTACCATTTGTACCTGAAGTACCAGATGTGCCGCTTGTTCCGCCAGTTCCTGATGTTCCTATTGCTATGAATGAAGATGTTGCTACTAAATTAGAAACATTACCTACTCCACCTATCCATGCATATCCTTCTCTTAGTGATGCTGTAAAAGCTCCACTTGCTGATATGTTTCCGTTTATTGTTTGATTACCTGTAAATACGTTTGCACCAGTTGTTGCTAATCCAGTTGTATTTGCATATATGTTAGCTTGTGAACCAGTTACATTTACTTGAATTGTAGGTCCAACAAAGTTTAGCGTTGTAGCTGAACCTTGTGATACACCTTCATCTCTAATTACCACACCACTACCTGATAATACTAATCCATCTACCTGTGCTTCTAACATTGCTAAGCTAGAACTCATTGATGCTGAATCTATGTTATATGAATTTTCATCCACTAAGGAATCAATCATATCGGTATTAAATCCTCTTAATATTGCTGGAGTAATAGCCCCTACATTATTATTTGGGAAATCACTTGCGTTTTCTGCTGCTAATTGCTGTTTACTTAATTGAGACATTATTCTATCTTTTTTATTATATATTTCCTATGTCAAATCCAGATGAGAACCCAGAGCTAAATGCTCCTCTTATAAGAGGTGGTGATTGTGTTTGTCCAATCCCCTGCGCTTGTAGTGCACCATTACAACATTTAACATCGTAAGTGTTACTATTCAAACATAAACATCCTCTTCGTGAATTCTTAGGTGATGACCTACCCCTAGTTGGACCTAAGTAAATACCTTGATTTCTCCTTTGATTCTGTCTATAAGCTGGTGTTCCCATAGTATTTTGTTATTCTTTTAGATTTAACAATCATAAATACAAAAGTTATGAATCTACTT